ATAATCACTATTTAAAAAGTCTGCTTGACCCGTTGAAATGGGTGCGATGACTGGTTTTCCACTTAAACTTGCTTCTAATAATGGTCTACCGAATCCCTCTCCGTGAGTAAAAGTAATGTGTGCTTTTACTTTTGGGTGGTTATACAATTGATTCATTTCATCATCAGACAATTCTCCGTGTAATAAATAAACATTTGGTAATTTTACATCTTTAAAAGTATTTTTGACCATATCTATTTTCTTTGTTATCTCGTTCCTATCGATGATTGAAAAGTTAGCACCACTTGTTTTCAAAATAAGTGCAGGTGGATTTTTAGTATTTTTAAAAGTGTTATAAAAAACTTTTAACAACATACCGATATCTTTCCTATCCTCTCCAAGTCCACCCTGTAACCAGTGTCCTACAAATAGGAAACAAAAATCCTCTTTAATTTTATTAAATTGTTTTTGTATATCATCTGAAAAAACTTTTGTTTGCTTGTAGATATTTGTATCTGCTCCCTCAAATAAGACTTCAGTTGGTTTTTCAAGTTTCACTTGACCAATAGGTTGTTTTGTATTTTTGTCTAATTTATCAAAATGTGTATTAACGAAACCGTCTCTTGAAAATTCTGATGTAAATATGTTTAAGTCCATACGATTACAACCCTCAATCCACTCTGCTGGTGGTATTGTGGTTTCAATCCCCGCGGTCATTCCGATATTCTTTTTTGCAATCGGTTGAAATTCATTTGGTATCACAATGTGTAAATGTACATCTGGTTGTTTTTCAAGATTAGGTGTCCTTAAAATTCTTTTTTGTATTTCCTGATGACTTTTGTTGTCGTTATTTAAAGCGTTAAGTGGTGTTGAACCCCAACGAACTGCTTGTATTCTCACATCATATTTGTCAGACTCAATTAAAGCTTGACATACATCTCTTGAATGATTTCCATACCCACTACGAGTTTGAACTGGTGCTGTTATTAATACTAATGGTTTCATACTTTATATACCTCATATCTTTCTCTTGGTGTCCACTTATCAAATGCCGTTTCCATATGGTCTATGAATAAACCACACATTGCTCTTGCACTCATCATTGCGTCATCACTCGTTACGAACTCGTGTCCTTTAAATCCACACTCTTTTCTTTCCTCTGGTGTCATATCATAAAAATGTTGGATAGAGTCTGCCGCATCTATCCAATCACACCTGTCATCAAAAATATAAGGTGTCGGTGGTGAACCTTGTAATGAACGACTCTTAGGCCATACTGGTTTTACCCACTCTCCGTGAGTTAAGTCTTTGTTGTTTTCCCATTTTCTCCAATCGTGTAGAGACTCAATCTTTCCATAATCCTTATAGGTTAAAAAGTGGTCTCTGAATCTAAATCCACATTGGTCTTGTAGTCCACCCGTAACATTTACAATGATTGGTGTTCCTGACATTAAGGACTCACAAGTTCCCAATCCAAATCCCTCGTTTGATGCGAGATTAATGGTTAAATCTGCTATGTTGTATAAATAATTTAAATGTTGACTTGACAATTTATTATTTGAAAATATGATATTCAAATCTGGACACATTTGTTGGACAACCGCAGGTAAATCTGTTCCGTTATTATCAATCGGTTGAGTGTGTAATACAAATGCAGTTTTATCCCTTTGTTCTTTTGGTAATCTATATGCGAACTCTTTGAATGCTAGAATAGTGTCTGATGTCATCTTTCTTCTTATATTACGATTGTTATATAACATACAAAACTCTATGTCTAGTCCTTGAAATAATTCTGATTTCATCTTGTTCATTTCTAATCTTTCTTTTTCATTTTTTACCGGATAGAAATGTTTTTCATTGATTCCGTGTGGGACATAGGTTGAGTCCCAATCGGTTCTTGGTTTGTTTTGACACACATTTTGAACTATGTTGTGAGTCTGTTTTGAAATATTCATAATTAAATCACAACTTTCATAAAAAGGTTCATTCCACATTGGATAAGGTAAGTCGTCCCAAATATTATAATAGTAAATAGGAATTTGTTGTCTAACTTCGTGTTCCATAGCATATAACCACCCCCAAAATCTTGGGTCTGTATAGTGTAAAATAGCATCTGGTTTTTCAAGTATTAGTAATTGTCTAAGTAATTCTGGATTACCATAACCATTAACCGGATATATTTTTAGACTAGCGTCATCTATACCAGTTTCCTCTCTGACTGATTGATTCATATCAATGACTTTACCCTCGTCTGGATGCTTTATTGCTCCACCTATTTGAACCCAGTCATACTTATCAAGTGTTCCCATAACAATCTCTCTTGACATCACACCGACACCACTTGACATTCTTAAATCGTCTGATAGTAAAAGTATTTTTTTCTTTTTAACTTTTGAAACCTTATTTAATTTTGGTAATTCCATTATAACCTCTTAAAATTTTGAACCACTTTCTTCTAAATTATCATACTCCAAAATTTTCTTTTTGAAGTCCTCATCATAAACAAACATATCTAATGTTCTGTTCACTAATTTTTGTAGTGAAAAGTCATCACGAATTGCTTTTTCTTTAAATTTACGATAAAGTTCGTCTATGATTTTCACTGATGTTAATTTTTCTTCTTTGTTTTTAATCATAATTAATCTATATATATGTATATATAAATAGTTAGTTTAATCCAAAATAATGTATTTTTTATTTATTTTTTCACAATATTCTAACGCTGACTTTGTTCCGTTGGTTATCTCTCCGTCTTTACAAAAAGCTACAACCTTATCAGAATATTTAACTAAATCTTTATTTCTTTTGTGATAATAACCTACTGCGTAAGGTTTTCCATAATTATAAGCCTCCATTACACAATACATATTATGTGGTTGGTGTTGTGGTGGAAACTCACTATAAGGAACTTTAAACTCTAATGCATACTTCTTTGCATATCTATCTGCTCCGTCTTTGGCACCACCAGAAACTATTTCTACTTCTGGGTGTTCCATTCTTAATCGGAACATAAAGTTCTTCATTTTGGTTTTATTGGTATAGGTTCGACTTCCGATAATTGCTATCTTCATCAGTCGTTTCGTTTCTGTTTCCTAGTCGGTTCCGGATTTAGTTCGTCTTTGTTAACGAACTCATATGTTTTTACGAAATGTTTTAATCCATTTATAATGTCTCTTGGATTATCATATTCATATGCAAATCTAAAGTTTTCCATATAATCTTTATTTGCTGGTTTCACTCCCTTTGGTCTGATATCATAAGTGATAAAGTG